ACGGACGCCCCATGACCCAAGTAAGCAAATACCAGCTTGAATTTGAGGTCGATGGGACCGGTGCCACGCGCGGGCTGGACCAGATCGGCCAAGGCGTGCAGAAGCTGGCGCAGGTGGTCGATCAGGCCGGGCAGACCGCTGGCAAGGGGCTGGACAAGATCACCGACGGCGCCAAGCGCGCCGCCGATGGAACCGATCGGGAACTGAGCCGCCTGCGCAGTTCGATCCAGCGCGCCACGCTGGACCTGCAAACTGCGGGCAAGAGCGCGTCCCAGAAGTTTGAGATCAAAGCGGACTTCAAGGGGATCGACCGCGCGCAGATTCAGGACCAGATCTCCGCCCTGAAGCAGCTTGAAGACGAGCAGCAGCGCTTCCAGCAGGCGCAGCAGGCGAGCGCCCAGGCCAATGCCTTCATCCAGGGGGTGCAAGCGCAGATCGCCTCGGTTCGCGAACAGATCATTGCGCTTGAGGGTGGAAGTGCAGCGCTCCTTCGTTACCGTGCAGCGCAAGCGGGCGCAGCGGGCGACGCCGAACCGCTGATCGCGCAACTTGAGGCCGAGAAGGCAGCGCTCGCGGCGAAGGCGGCTGCGGACGCACAGGCGACGGCATCGGCGAAGGCGCAAGCCGATGCCGCGAAGCAGCAGGCAGCAGCGCAAGAGAGCGTTGCCGCGGCGATCCTGCGCGCGAAGCAGGACATCCTCACCTCCGGCAAGAGCGCGTCCGAGCAGATCCAGATCAAGGCGGACCTGCAGGGCATCGACACGTCGAAGCTCCAGCCGGCCATTGCGGAACTGAAGCAACTCGAAGACGAGCAGCGCAAGGTCCAGCAACTCCAGCAGCAGTCTGCCTCCGCCGCCGCGTTCACGGACGGCCTGCGCGCACAGATTGCCGCGCTGCGTGAGCAGAAGATTGCGCTGGAAGGCGGCAGTGCAGCGCTACTGCGCTACAAGGCAGCGCAAGCAGGTGCGAAGGATGTTGAGCCCCTGATCGCGGAACTGCAGGCTGCGGAAAAGGAGGTGAAAGGCATCGGCGGCAGCGCCGTCATTTCCACGGCGCAGATGCAAGGTTTGGTTCACGCGGGCAGGTCGATTTTCGACATGTGGCTTGCGGGTGGCTCGGTCGTTCGCGCAGTCGGTCTGGAAGCTGGTCGCCTGACTGGCACCTTCGGCGGCGTCGGCAACGCTGTCGCTGCTGTCACGAGCCTCATCACGCCTATGCGCGCGGCCCTGCTGGCCGGCGCCGCCGCAGCGGGCGCGCTGGCGCTCGCGATGGTGCATGCCGAGTCCACAGCGCGCAGCCTGAACACCGTGCAGGCGCAACTCTCCGGGACGGGGCGCGCCGGGCTCTTCTCCAATGCCGACCTCAAGGGCTTTATCCAGCAGCTGTCGTTAGCACCCGGGGTCACGCGCGATACAGCGACGGCTATCGTCTCCGAACTGTCCAAGGTGCACGACATCGGCGGCGCGATGTTCAAGGATCTCAGTCGCATCGCCGTCGACTACGCGAAGGCGACCGGTCAGGACATCCCAGCTGCGACAAAGCAGCTGGCGCAGGCGTTCTCCGATCCAGCGCAGGGCGCGAAGGAACTGGACAAAGCGCTTGGCGCGCTAACCAGCTCGCAGCAGCTGCAGATTGAGAAGCTCACTCGCATGGGCGACATCGCGGGTGCGCAGCGCGTCCTGTTCGATGCGTTGCAGCACTCCGTCAAGGGTCTGGCCGACAACGCCATGACCCCGTTGCAGAAGTCGATGAACGACCTCGGCAATGCATGGGAGCGCGCGGAGCAGGCATTCGATAAATCGGACGGTTTGCGCACCATGGTGGCGCTGCTCGCGAAGGCGGTCGAATCGGTCGCGTTCCTCGTCGAGAACCTGCCGAAGATCGGCGGCATCGGCACCATCGCCATCGGCTCGATTCCCGGCGTCGGCTTCGCGGCGGCGCCTGCCCATGCAATTGCGTCCCTGGCTGGAGATGATCTCGTCACCCGCGCCAAGCGCTTTTTTGGCGGCGAGAGCCAGTCAGCCGACGCGACTGCGACTGGCAACCTTGCACGCCAAGACCGCGCAAGCGGCGCACAGGCCGCAGCGACCGCAGCGATAGACGGCAAGAAGGCGTCGGATGACCAGATCAAGCGCGCTCTGGACGTTGCCGCCTCACACCGCAGCGAGGCAGGCCAGATCAAGGACTTGACCGAGCAGCGCACGGGCCTGAACAAAGCGCTGGCCGAATCGAACCGCCTCTATGGCGCGAACAGCGAGCAGTCGCAGAGGCTGCGCGACGGCATCGCAGGCATCAACAAGCAGATCAACGAGCTCGGGAAAGGTCAGCAGGTTATCGACGCACAACTGCAGGCCAAGATCAAGGCCGCGCAGGATGCGCTCACCAAAGAGCGCGACACCATCGCGTTCAACGAGAAATACCTGCAGGGCGTCTATCAAGCCGGCGGCATTTCGCTCGATGACTTCTATGCCCAGAAGGTCAAGGCCATCGAACGGGGCACTGCGGCTGAAATCGCCGGACTGGAGGAAGAACGCAAGGCGGTCGAAGATCACCTCGCCAAAACGCGCGATCCGGGCAAGAAGGAGCAGGACCGCACGCGCCTGAAGGAAATTGGCCTGCAGGAGCAGAACGTCGAGCTCAAAGGCGAGCGCGACATCGTTCTGTCCAACCAGGAGCGCGAGCAGTCGTTCATCCAGCTGAATGAGGAGTTGCTGAACTACCGCGCGAATCTGCGGCAACTCGCGGGCGACGAGGCGGGGGCGGCGCGCCTGCGCAACCAGATCGCCGATCAACAGGACAAGATATTCCAGACCAAATCCAAGGGGCGCATTACAGACGATGAGGTTGCGAGCGCCAAGGCGCTTCGCGATCAGCAGGTGGCGCTCACGGACGCGAAGCAGAAAACAAGCCTCATCAATCAGCAGCTGCAGATCGAAGAGGATCGCATCGCCCTCGCGCAAAGCACTGGGGCCATCGGCGAAATCGAGTCCCTGACGCGCGAAGGCGCGGCGCGCGCGCAGGTGGTTGGCAAGCTCGAAGAGCAGCTTCGCGTCATGGAGAAGCTCTCGCAGGAGCGCCCCGAAGACCTCCAATTGAAGGTCGATGTCGAGAACTTCCGCCTCCAGATCGACAAGCTCAAGGCCGCCCTCGATCCGCTCAAGGACAAGTTCGACTCCATCTTCAAGGACGCCGGGAGCAACCTGTTCTCGGACCTGATGAACGGCACGAAGCCGAAGGATGCGCTTCGCAACTTCGCGAACACCCTCTCCAAGCAGTTCAACGACATCACGGCCAAGGAGCTGTCCAACCAGCTTTTCGGCAAGAACGGTAGCCTGGGCGGCGCGGGTAGCTTCTTCGCGGACATCTTCGGCGGCAAGGATCGCGAGCGGACCAAAGCGGCGGAGGCGGCCAAGGACACCGCGCAGGAGGCGTTCCGCAAGTCCGAAATCTCCGCGCAGGATGCGGCGGAAAAGGCGGTTGCGTCGAGCGCATCGGGCGCATCGACAGCCAGTGCGGCAACATCGCAAGCGACCGCAGCGACCTCGAGCGCACAGGCCCTGAATGCCCTCACCACGGCGGCGCAGGCAGCAGCAGGAGCCCTCAACGGGATCGGCCAGCCGGGCGCGGCGGCAGCGCCCGCAGGCGTCACGCCGACAACAGGCGACTTCGCCCGGCTGGACCGGAGCACGAGCGTCGATTCGGGCGGCGTGACGGCCGGCGACTTCGCGCGACTGGATCGCGGGCAGACGCCCTCGGGCGAGCAGGGCGTGCTGGACATGTTCCGGGACGCCTCCAAGAGCAGCGACACGCTTGGCGCTTCCAACGACAAGGCGGCACAGGCGGCATTGCAGCTTGCCAGTGCGGCAACCAAGGGCGGCGGTGCGCTTTCCAGCCTGCCCGGGATCATCCAGCAGATCATCGCGGCGGCGCAGGCGTCGTCCGCGGCGAGCGGCGGCGGTGGCTTGCTCGGCCTACTCGGGCTCGGCGGCTCGTCCTCTGCGTTTGCGCCGGGCGGCGTGGCTTCCTCCGGTTTCGGCTCCGGCGTCGCGTTCGGCGAACAGGATCTGGGCCTGTTCCTTCACTCGGGCGGCATTGTCGGACAGACGAACGACAACCGCCCGGTTCCGTCCGGCGTGTTCGAAAGTGCGCAGAAGTATCACGCAGGCGGTATCGTGGGCCGCAAGCCGCACGTCGTCCTGCAGGCCCATGAAGTCCCCGCCATCCTCATGGGCGGCCCCAAGGGGGTGCGCGAGGAAGTGCTGCATCCGAGCGATCCGCGCCACAGCGACCGCCTCACGCCGGCTGTCATCCAGATCATCCGCGAGCACGCAGCCAAGCAGCCAGGCTTCTCGGATGGCGGCTACACGGGGGACGTTGCCCCCGATCAGGTCGCAGGCGTTGTCCACGGCGGCGAGTACGTGTTTAGCGCTCCGGCGGTTCGGGCCATTGGCCGCGACGTGCTCGAGACGATTCACGATCGCGCCGCAGTCGGCGACAGAGCTGCGATTGATTCGGTCGTCCAGTCGGACACGGATATGCGCAGCAGCATCCTCAATCTCGCCACAGTTGCTCACACGAACCTATTCACCTCGAACCCGCACGCGAACTCGCGCGACACACTGCGGGAGGCGACCTCGCTGACCGAGCGCTCCAGCGTCGAGCGGGTCCGCGAGGCAGTGGCAAAGGGCGAGCGCATGCCTGGATTCGACATCGGCGGTTACACGGGCAACGCCGACCCGAAGCAGGCCGCCGGGGTCGTCCACGGGCAGGAATACGTCTTCAGCGCGCCCGCCGTGCGCGCGATCGGTGTGGATCGGCTGGAGCGCCTGCACACACAGGCGAAGACCGGCCGCATGACAAGCGACGAGATCCCCGGCTACGCAGACGGCGGCTACGTCACGGCTCTGGGGTCGGTTCGCATGCAGGCGCTCGTTCCAAGCACCCAGCAGTCCGAGCCCGCAGACCGGGGCGACGAGCAATCGTCGGGGCAGGGCAGCCGAACCATCCACGTCCACAACAACTTCACCGTCGCCATGCCGCCGGGCGCATCCCGGCAGACGGCCACGCAGTTCGGCGCGCAGATCGCGCAGCACTCGGCGCACTCGCTGCGCAATCTTGGGAGGCGCGGATGACCATCACCGTCCTGTCCGACGTCGTGCTGCTGGAGTCGTCCATCGAGGCCGATGTGAAGGGCCGCAACACGCGCAAGAACCAGCGCGTGAGCTCGGCCAGCGGGAGCGAGTGGATCAACATCGGCCCGCAGGACAAGACCATCCGCGAGTTCGACATCCATCTCGCGCCCGTGCGCGGATTGCTCTGGCAGCTGCTCGAGGCGCTGTTTGAGGTCACGGAAGGCGGCGCCTTTGGCTTCCTGCTGCGTGATCCGAAGGACTTCGAGGTCAGCGGCACCGATGGAGTCGTCGCGGCGAAGACCGGTGGCGGCTATCAGGCGTTCAAGCGCTACACGGAGCCATCGTCCGGGCGGCACAAGGACCGCAAGCTCACGCGCCTGGAGGCGGCCAGCCTTCAGGTGTTCGTGAACGGCGTTTCCACCTCCTTCACGGTCGATGCGAACACGGGCACGTTCACCAGCATCACCGGCAATCCGGCAGCCAATACGGTGACGTGGACCGGCCGGTTCTACGTGCCCGCGCACTTCCTGAACGACCTCATCGACTGGGAGATGGTCGCGGGCGGCGGCAGCGTGGACGCGCGGTTCATCGCGGGGCCGATGGTCACGCTGCGGGAAATCCTCGAGTAATGCCGCGCGCCATTTCTTCCGGTCTGCAGAGCGACTACGCTGCAGGCACGACCCGGTTCGTCTCGTGCTGGCGCGCGACCCTGACGGACGGCACCGTCGTTCGCGCGGCGCTGCACAGCGACGACATCGAATTTCCGGTGGGAAGCGGCGAAATCTACCTCGCCGCGCAGGGGTTCGATCCGTCCAACGTCGAAAGCTCGGGCGACCTGTCGGTGGACAACCTCGAGGTGCAGGGCTTCCTCGCCTCGCCTTCCATCACCGCCGACGACATCCACAACGGGCGGTGGGACTACGCCGAGATTGAACTGTTCGAGATCAACCTCGACAACCTCGCGCACGGCAAGAACATCATCCGCAAGGGAACGCTCGGCCAGGTCCAGGCAGGGCGGTCCATCTTCACGGCGGGACTGCGGGGCCTCACGCAGAAGTACTCGCGCAAGATCGTCACCCTCACCAAGCAGGAATGCGATGCCAATCTGGGCGACTCGCGCTGCAAGATCGACCTTGCGCCGTGGACGGTCACCGGTTCCGTCGCCCACGTCGACACCAACAAGGTCATCACCGACGCCTCCCGCACCGAGCCCACGGACTGGTTCACGGGCGGGCTTCTGACCTTCACCTCGGGCCTGAACAACGGCCGCTCGATGGAGGTCAAGAGCTACACCAAGATCACCGGAGGCGGGCTGTTCGAGCTGTTCGAGCAGATGCCCGCTCCCATCTATGCGGCCGACACGCCGATTCCGCCCGCGCCGGGGCCGTCGGGAACACCCAGCAGCAGCACGCCGGACACCTTCTCGGTCTATGCCGGCTGCCAGAAGCGGTTCTACCAGGACTGCATCGGCAAGTTCAACAACGCGATCAACTTCCGGGGCTTCCCGCATCTGCCCGGAGTCGGCATCTTCGGGCCGCCGGGAACCAACCTCACGCCCGCCACCGTGCCCACGTCGGCCAGCGCGCCGCCGCCCGGATCGCCGCCGCCGCCCGCGCCAGCTCCGAGCCCGACGCCCGCACCCGCGCCGCAGGTTGCATCCAGTGTTGGAGTGAATCTGCACGAAGGCGGCGGCAGCACGGGGGCGAACACCACCATCGCGGGCATCCTGGCAGCGCGCCACTTCACCCGCAACCGGGTGGACATCTTCGGGGCCGGACACGACCTCACGCTGGTGCGCGACATGGTGTCGAGGATCAAGGCCAACGGAGGAACGGCGCAGGGCGTGATGCAGACGTCCTACCAGTGGGATTCGACCATCTACACCGACCTCGCGGCGGTGGAAGCGGCCAGCTACAGCGAGATGACGTCGCTCGTGAACGCGGTGAAGGATCTGATCACCGACTTCGAGCTGCTGAACGAAACGCAGCTGCGCCCGGAGATCAATGCGGCCGTTCCGGTCGGCTCGGCCGGCACGTCCTCGGGACCGTACACGGGCATAGCCGCCTGCGAAAGCCTGGCTGCGATCCTCAAGGGCATGGCCCGCGCGGTGCACGACCTCGCCACCGCCGACGGCAAGCCCTACCGGGTGATCATGGGCGTGGTCAACCGGGACTTCGGCTGGCTCACCTATCTGGCCTCGCGCGGCGTGACATGGGACGTCACGGGCTGGCACGTCTACCCGTCCCTCGCAAGCCCGAGCCTGCTCACGGACACCTACTACGGCACGGGCGGCCCGCTCACGCAACTTGCCTCCTTCGGCAAGCCCATCACCATCAACGAGTTCAACGCCGGGGAGATCTACGACGCGGGCTACGAGAACGCCGACGGCGCGACGCTCACCGAAGAGGGCTACCAGTCCGTCGCGCAGCACATGGGCGAGATCCGCCAGTCGAGCGCGAACATCGAATCGGTCATCGCCTACGAACTGCTGGACGAGCCGGGCGCGGGAGTGCCAGAGAACCGCTTCGGCCTGATGTTCAACACCTCCAGTCCGAAGGTGGCCCTGTACCTGTGGACCTACTTCGCGGGCGGCACGCTGTCGTCCACGGAGATGACAGCGCTGACCTCCCGCGGACTGGTCACTGCCACGACACCCGTTGGCAGCAAGATCACCGGCTATGCGCCCGGCGTCATCACGCCCAGCGACACGGCCGCGAACTTCACCGCCTTCATCCGCCAGCAGTACGACTACTGGAGCGGCCCGAACGGGCTGCTCAAGTCGACCAACACCGGCATCGGCAGCATTCCGGCCGGCGGCTACTGGGTGCAGTTCTCAGACCCGACCTATGCAACCGTTTCCGAGGGCATGGGCTACGGGCTGCTCATCACCGTGCTCATGGCCGGATACGACGCGAACGCGCAGGCCAAGTTCGACGGCCTCTTGAAGACCGTGCTGGCGTTCCCGGCGGGCAACTACGGCGGCCTGTTCAACATGACCAACCTCATGACCTGGCGCGTGGCTGCGAACGGCACCGATGCGGGCGGTGCGTGGCCCGCCACGGACGGCGACCTCGACATCGTTCTGGCCCTGTTGATGGCGGATGTGCAGTGGGGCTCGGGCGGCACCTACAACTACAAGAGCATCGCGCTCGGGATGCTGGCGCAGATCAAGAGCTACGCGTTCACCAGTTCCGGCGTGATCGTCGAGAACAGCGGGGTGACGCACGAAGGCCGCACGTCCGACTACATGTTCGGGCACTTCCGCGCCTTCAAGCGCGCCACGGGTGACGCGTTCTGGGACAGCGCCATCAGCGAGCAGAAGCGCATCGTCGACTACGTGCAGCGCAACCTCGCGCCGGCAACGGGACTGCTGCCCGATTGGGTCGGCGGCGCGGACACGGCCAATCCGTTCCTGACCACATCGGTGAATGACGGCGGCAACCCGCACGAGGACGGCTATTGGTACAACGCCTGCCGCGATCCGTGGCGCTTCGGAACCGATTACGCGCTCACGGGCGACGCCGACATCAAGACGTACCTCACGCGCATGGAGCAATTCTTCGTCCGCGCCACGGGAGGCGTCGTCACCAACATCTGCAACGGCTACTCGCTCACTGGCGCGCCGCTGAACGCGAACAACCCCTACTGGATCGACGAGGCGTTCTACTGCCCGATGATGGTCGGCGCGACGTGCGATCCGCTGTTCCAAGGCTGGCTGGATGCGCTCTGGTCCTTCGCGAAGGCGCATCCGGCGCAGGGCTACTACTCCACCGAGATCCAGTTGATCTCGGCCATCGTTGTCTCGGGGAACTGGTGGACACCATGAAGGCATCCGAGATCGTCGCAGCGGCAAGGGGTGCTATCGGCACCCCTTATTTTCATCAGGGGCGCATTGCCGGTCTTGCGCTGGACTGCGCGGGCGTACCGGTGCACGTCGCCAAGACGCTCGGCGTTCCGCTGTCGGACTACACGCGCTACGGGCGCCTGCCGGTCCCGGCCGAAATGCGAACGGCCCTCGATTCACACCTCGAACGCGTGCCGACCTCCAGCATGCAGCCGGGCGACGTGGTGTGGATTCGCTTCGAACGCGAGCCGCAGCACCTCGCCATCGTGGGCGACTACGTGCACGGGGGACTGTCGCTGATCCACGCCTACAACGGCGCTGGCTTGAACAAGGTCGTGGAGCACCGACTGGATGACGTGTGGCGGCAACGCATCGTGGCCTGCTGGCGCTATCCGGGGGTTGAGGCATGAGCGCCGGGAGCGTTCTGAGTCTTGTCGGCAATGTCGTCGGCTCGTACTTCTTCGGCCCAGTCGGCGGAGCGATCGGGGGCTTCTTTGGGGGAACGCTCGGCCGCGCAATCGACGGCAACAGCAGCGGCCCGTCGCTGCAAGACCTCAAGCCGCAGTCATCCGAATACGGTCGTCCTATTCCGATCATCTATTCGGTCATGGCGGTTGCCGGGAACGTCATCTCGGCGGCCGATCTGGCGCAGGGCGACGCGGCGGGCGGCAAGGGCACCCCGGATGCGACGTCAAGCCAGCCAACCTACACGGCCAGTTTCGCCCTCCTGATCTGCGAGGGTCCGAACAAGCAACTCGGTCGTATCTGGGCAGGCCCAGACAAGCGCCTTGTCTATGACCCGAACACGCAAAAGCTCGAGTCCGGGACGATCCGCTTCTATGAGGGGTCGGAAGACCAGATGCCGGACCCGTTCTTGGAGTCCATGTTCGGCGCCGGGAACGTGCCCGCCTACCGTGGCTACTGCTACCTCGTGATCGAAGGTTTCGACGTCACCAGCCACGACGGCAACCGCATCCCGTTCCTCACGGTGGAAATCGGCAACAAGGGATCGTCTGACGTCAACACTGCCCCGGACAACCTCGGCACGACCTTCACCCGGCAGGTCATCGACATCGGGGCGTCCTTCCTCACGGTCTACGACGGAACGTATCGCGGCATCCTGAAGACCCGCAAGTCCGACATGGTGACGATCGAAAACCGGCTGATCGATCTGCTGGATTTCAGCGCATCGGACGTGTTCGCCTACGAGCCCATTCAGGACGTGGTCATGCACGTCCACCGGGGCCAGACGATCACCCAGCTTGCGGGCTTGACGTACAGCCTCATCGCCATGCCGACCGGGGATGTCACGACCCATCACCCCGTCGTATTGCCAGCCGGTGAAACGCTGATCGCGGCGGGGATCGTTGCGGGCAAATACGTCTTCGCGTGCAACACCAGCGGGGGCAGCTACAAGTTCTATTTCGTCGACCCGAACGCACCGGACGTGATCCTCAACACGCAGACGTTCGACGCAGGCCAGACGGATGCCCTTGTGGACATCTACCGCATCGATGACGTCCAGCACACGATCTATGGGGTGACAAGCACGCAGGTGCGCCGGTTCGATCTGGACGAAGGCGCGCCATCCGGCACATCCTCGGTCTTGGGAGCGCCCGCCAGTACCACGGGGGGCGTTTCGTCTGCGGTGGACCCGACCACGGGGTATCTCTGGTCGCTGCTGAATACGGGCGGCAACCTGACCTGGAGCGTGATCGACGCGACGGCGGGCGTGGTCGCGTCGGGAACGCAGCCCAGCACGTTCGCGCAGACCGCGCTCGTCCCGTGGTTGTTCGTGCCGACCGACACAGGCTCGCAAGTATTCATCGCTGGCAATCGGTGGCTTTCGGTCGTGCACTGGACCTACTTCGGCGGCGACGGCACCTACGGAGGATCGTTCGACAGCCTGGCAACCAGTGGCACGCATCCTCCGCTGTATGTCGGCACGGCCCTTCCCGACGCGGCGATCTACAACAGCGCGATGGGCAAGACCGTCATCATCCAGGAAAACCTCTGGTACGGACTGACCACCGCAGCGACACCATTGGGCCCGGAACCGTGGGCCGACTCGCTGGTGGGCTATCTCGGCAAGGTGGGGGTGTCTGGGGCGGCGTCGCTGGGTTACATGACGCTGGCCGAAGTCGTGACGGACCTGTCCATCCGGGCAGGGCTCACGGCCGACGAGATCGACGTCACGCAGCTCACCGACCGGGTGGACGGCTACACGATTGCCAATCAGGTCGACGTGAAGTCGGCCATCGCAACGTTGATGCCCGCCTACTACTTCGACGCGGCGGAGGATCAGGGAAAGATCCGGTTCATCAAGCGCGGCGGAGCGATTGCCGCGGAGATCGACGATGCCGAACTCGGCGCGCACCCGAGCGATGTGCTGGAGCCGCAGGATCTCGTCACGACGGTCCGCGCGATGGACGAGGAATTGCCCGGCACGTTCAATGTGAACTACGTGCTGGCGGCCACGAACTACTCACCGGCGACCAAGTACCAGAGGAAACTCACCGGCAACAGCCAGAGCGAGCAGACACTGGAACTGCCCATGGTCCTCACCGACCAGAAGGCGCAGGAGATCGCCAGCATCAACCTGCACGACGCGTGGATTGGCCGGATCACCTACGGTGCCAACCTGCCGCGCAAGTACGCCTACCTGATGCCAACGGACATCGTGGGGATTCAGGGCTACACGATGCGCCTGACCAAGATGACGCAGGACGCCGGAGGCTTCTTCGCCTGTGAAGCCGTGCGGGACGACTCGGACACCTACACGCCGCATGTGATCGTGACCGAAACGCCCACGGACCTGCAGACGGTGGCGTCGCCGTCCCTCTCGCTGCTGGAGCTGATGTGAACATCAACATGCTCAGGGATGCGGACAACGATCCGGGGTTCTATGCGGCAGCCTGCGCGGCCGACCCGAATGCCAAGAGCTGGCCCGGCTGCATCGTCTACGTCTCGGCTGATGGCGGGGCGACGTACACGGTCCTCACATCGATCACGGGTGAGGCGGTCATGGGCGAGACGACGACGGTCCTTGCCAATTTCACGGGCGGAAACATCCCCGACGAGTGCAGCTCCGTGAAGGTGCAACTCAAGAACGGATCGCTCGCGTCCACGTCCTATTCTGGCTTGCTCGCCGGAACGAACATGGCCGTGATCGGCGACGAGATCCTGTACTTCCGGGATGCAACGCTGAACACGGACGGCACCTACACCCTGCGCGGATTCCTGCGCGGACGCAGGGGCTCGGAGTACGCCATGAGCGGTCATGCCGTGGGCGACCGGTTCGTGCTGGTGGACCCCACGAAGTTCGTTCGCGTGACGCAGAGCACGGCGGACATTGGCATCGAGAAGCAATACAAGGCTGTCACATCAGGAATGTCGATTGCGGACGTCACGGCGCAGCCGTTCACGAATTTGGGAGTGGGGCTGATGCCCTACGCGCCGGTCCTGCTCGGGGGCGGGAGGGATGCGTCGAACAATGCCACGCTCACATGGGTGCGACGCAACCGCATCTCCGGCGAGCTTCGCAACAACGTGGATGTACCCATGTCGGAGGCGACTGAAGCCTACGAGGTGGACATCTACTCGTCCAGCAGCTACGGCACCGTCGTTCGGACCATCACCGGGCTCACGTCGCCCACGGCCAGTTACTCGGCGGCCAACCAGACCGCAGACGGTCTGACGCCCAGCAACACCATCTATTTCCGCGTCTACCAGCTCAGCGCCGTCGTGGGCCGAGGGCACGCGGCCACGGGAAGCATCTAAAGGGGACACGATTGTCTGACTCGACCTCAAACCTCGATCTAGTCTCGGCATCCCAAGCCTCGAAAGAGGTGACGATGAATGCCGCGCTGGACGCAATGTCCCCGGCAGCCCTGTTCGGCCGGCGAGCGCTGACGACCGCAGCCCTTACATGGGGGTACGTCGGCGGCAAGTATCGCAAGAGCGACGGCACGGTCATCACCATTGCCAACGGCACGGTTTCTCTCACCGCATCGGCCACGAACTACATCCTCGAAACCGATGGTGTTGTGAGCAAGGTAACGGCAGCTCCCTCCGGCTGGCCGGGACCGCTGGCGAACAGTGCCAAGGCGCTCTATGCCGTGGTGTGCGACGGCTCGGGGGTGACGAGCTATACGGACTACCGCACGACCGGAATCGGCTCGGGAGCGTCGGGCGGTTCGGGGACCGTGACGAGCGTTGCCCTGACTGTTCCGTCCGTCTTCTCGCTCAGCGGCTCGCCGATCACGTCCTCCGGGACGCTCGCGATCACGTACAGCGGCACGGCGCTCCCCATCGCGAACGGAGGCACAGGAGCGACGTCCGCGTCGGCCGCGCGCACCGCGCTGGGCCTTGCCATCGGGACCGATGTCCAAGCCTACAGCGCCAAGCTCGCCGACCTCGCAGGCATCACCTACGCGCAAGGCGACATCCTGTATTACAACGGTACGAACCTCGTCAAGCTCGCCGCTGGCACGAGCGGGCAGTTCCTGCAAACACAAGGCACTGGCGCGAACCCTGTGTGGGCGGCTGGGTCGTCCGGGACCGTGGCGACGACTGGAACGCCGGCCAGCGGCAACCTGGCCAAGTTCTCCGGGTCCGCCTCGATTACGAATGGCGACCTGAGCGGCGATGTGACGACCAGCGGCACGCTGGCGACCACGATCGCCAACAACGCCGTCACGTACGCCAAGATGCAGGATGTCTCGGCGACATCCCGCGTGATCGGCCGCAAGACGGCCGGGGCGGGCGACCCCGAGGAACTCACCCTCTCGGACATCCTCGACTTCATTGGCTCGGCGGCACAGGGTGACATTCTGTACCGCGGAGCGTCGGGATGGGCGCGACTGGCGGCCGGCACTTCCGGACAGTTCCTGCAGACGCAGGGCGCCAGCGCGAACCCGCAGTGGGCGAGCGAGCCGTATGACATGGGCATCTACTACCCGGGCCTTCCTGCGGCCTCCGTGAAGATCGTCCGCGTTCCGTTCGCCCGTTCTGTGACGTTCCCCGCGAACTTCTCCGGCAGTTACGGCAAAGCCTCGGCAAATGCGACCGGCTCGACAGCCTTCGACATCCAGAAGAACGGCTCCAGCGTCGGAACGGCCACCTTCGCGGCCGGTGCGTCCTCGGCGACATTCACGTCCTCGGGCGGCGCCGCAGTCACTTTCGCGGCTGGGGATGTCCTGCAGATCGTTGCACCGGCATCCCCGGATGCAACGCTGGCCGATGTCGATTTCCTGCTGACCGGCACTCGCTAATTCACCAACGCTCTTCAGAACCGCAAGCCGCCTTCGGGCGGTTTTTCTTTTGCCCGAAAGGCCCACCGCATGACCCCTGACCAACTGGCCGCACTGAAAGCCGAAGTGCAGGCCGACCCCGAAGGATTGGGCTATGCCCAGTACCTGCCCGCAGCGCCGGGCATGGTGTGCGAACTCCTGAACCGCCAAAGCACAACGACGGTCAAGAGCCGCGTTGTCACCGCCCGCACGGTCCTGTCGGAGTGCGGCGCTGGTGCCGCGGCGATCCTGGACAAGCTCGAAGCCTCCTCGCCGAGCATCTCCGAGGTGAAGTGGGCCATGCGCTTCATCACGGGCGACGGGCTGGATGTCGGTCACGCCGTCACGCAGGCGCAGATCCAGGCGCTCGTGCCCCCCGGCGTGCTCACCCAGGCCGAAGCCGACGCCCTGAAGAGCCTTGCGCTGCAGCCGTGCAGCCGCGCCGAAAAGCTCGGCCTGCCGCTCGTGACCGAAGCCGACCTGCGTGATGCGGAGGTGCTGCAATGACTGTCTCCACCGTCAAGCTGGTCGTTGGAACGCGCACAGCCGTCACCGTCACCGGCCTGTCCACGCTCGCGTCGGCCACCTACGTTCTTTCGAACGACTACAACGTGTCTTCCAACCAGCCGCTGGATCTGCTTGTGGAGCTGGAGGCCACGCCGGGCACCGTGAGCGGCAACAAGCAGGCCGTGCTGTTTGCCATCGCGTCCAATGACGGCACGAACTACTCCACCGGGCCGACCTCGGGCACCACGACCACGGACGAGGCCGACCTGATCTACATCGGCACGCTGCCGCTCGGCACGAACAGCACCCAGCAGCGCAAGATGTTTCCGGTTGCGTGCGCGTTCGGTGGCAGCCTGCCAGCGCACATCAAGTTCGTCATCAAGAACGACAGCGGCGCGGCGTTCACGGCGGGCGCCCTGTACGTGAGCGAAGTGTCGGCCACGATCGGCTAAGGCATGGGGCCAATCAACCTGTCCAGGCGCGTGCGCCAGCAGCCGCAAGGCGCCGCAGCGGCCCTCGACCGAAGCAACCCGGTCACGCGCGGACTGGAGTTTGTGTGGCTCGGCTCGGACCCGAATCGAATCATCAGCACCGGCAAGGCCAAGTTCTCCAGCAACTCGGCACCGCGTTCGATCACGGCGGCCGGCGTCGGCATCGCCCCCAACGGGTCGTCGGCCAACCTCCAAATGGCGGCCAATCCCGTTTTCATGTCCAACACATGGACCGGGGTCGCTTACTTCCAGAACTTCCGGGCCACAGGCACGCCCTCGGCCCTCTTTCAGTCGGCGCAAAATGCCGGAGCCTCGACCAACGACCGCTCCCTTGGGATCGACTCCAACGGCAACCTGACCGCCTACCTGTTCGACGGCGGGGGCAAGACGACCACGGACGCGACCGGGGCGCTCGTTGACGGCCAATATGTCGTCGCCGCTGCCAGCTCGCCCGGCAACGCCGTCGAATGCTGGAAGAACGGCGCCCTGGTCGCGTCCCTTGCAACGAGCAACGGGGGATTCACCGGCTACGGAGCATCGGGGCCGATCTACATCGCCGGCTACGGCTTCGGTTCGGCCACGGCCGGCGCCGGGTCGGGCGCCAAGATCGCACTGCTTGCCTATTGGTCGCGAGAGCTGAGCGCCGCCGAGCACGCCATGCTGGCCGACAACCCCTATTGCCTGTTTCGGCAGAACCGGCGGCTGTGGGCGTATCCGGCCCCGCCGACGCCCTCCGGCAATCGCCCTCAGGTGTTCATCTGCACCTGAATGCGCGGCGTGCCGATGCGCTCGGCGAGGCGCACCCCGAAGGCGATGCCGGGCCGCTCGATCCAGCGGTAGGCCGCACAGGACAGAGAGGCCAACGCGGCGAAGAAGATCGCCCACTGCAACACGCGCGGCAGGCCGGGAAAGGCCACGAACGCCACGCCCATGCTCACAAGGTGGGTGAAGTAGATGCCGTAGGAGTATTTCGCCACCGTCGCGGCAGAGCGCGCCAGCAGTGCAAGGCGCAGTTCACGCGTGCCGGGGATCAGCGCGCCGAGAGCCGCGCACATCGTCCAGAAGAGCGGCGCCTCGGGCACGCCGGTCGCATGCAGGCACGGCACGACCAGCGCGCACAGGACCACGAACGCCGGCAGCGACCACCACGGCAGGCGCGGCATGGTGCGGCGCAGGATGAACGCGAGCACGCCTGGTAGGAAGCAGGGGACGTACTGCAGGAGCGAGGAGGCAACGCCGTCGTGCGAGGTGGCAAGTGCCGCCGCCACGGCCGCAAGCCACAGAAGCGCAAGCCGGAGCAGGGCGGAGGTGCGGCGCGCCAGCGCAAAGAGCAGCGGCAGCACAACGTACATCTGCACTTCCAGCGGCAGGCTCCACAAGGGCGCGGGCCGGGATTCGTGGCCGGTGAGGTTTTGCACCAAAAGCAGGTTGCTCGCGATCAACTTCCAGTCGATGGGTTCATACCGGGCGGCATCGAGCATCGTGAGCAGCACCATCACCATCGCCAGCGGGTAGATGCGAAAGGCCCGGCGCACGTAGAAGGGCAGCGGTGCCGCCCCGTGGCGCTGCAGGGACAGCATCAGAACCAGCGTGGTGTGCACGAAGAACACGGCCACGCCCATGCGCCCGAGGGTGGCGAAGTCGTAGCCGCGGATGGCATCCCAGCCCAGTGTGTGAGCCAGATGGCCGACGACGACGCAGGCGACGGCCAGTGTGCGCAACAGATCAAGGTTGGGGCTGTCCTTCATGCACCCCCATTACAGCGGCCCACCTCCAGCTTGTCCAAGACCGAAACCTCCCGTTTCAGCCGGGAGGTTTGTCCCGTGTAACAGCCGAGCAGCCGCCCCCCGAAACGGCTGAGTTTGCATACGCTCCCATGGATGACCTGAAAGGACCGCGCGTGGACTACCAGACCCTCATCAACGTAGGAGCCGGAGCAGCGCTTGCGGCGGTTGGCTGGTTCGCCCGGCAACTGTGGGGAGCGGTGGGCGAGCTACGCGCGGACCTCTCGCACTTGCGCGAGGAACTGCCCAAGACCTACATCACGCGCGACGACTTCAAGGATGCGATCAGCGAACTCAAGCAAATGCTGATCGCCATCGACAACAAGCTAGATCGCAAGGCGGACAAATGAAGGCCGCCATTGTCGTTCTCCTCGTATGGCTCCTCCTCGCCGCAGCCATCTGCGCCTCCTTCGCCGGAGAGGGCGAGCAGGCCGAGCCGCCGGTTCGCATGCAGATGACTCCGGAGCAGGCCCAAGGCTGCAAGGACCAGGGCGGCTGCATCGTCATCACCAAGCGCGCGCTGATCAACCTCGTACGCCAGGCGTGCGGGCCGAAGACCTCGGTGTGATGCCATGGACTTCGACACGGCATTCGACCGCCTCCTCGGATTCGAAGGCGGCTATTCGAATAACCCCGCCGACCCCGGCGGCGAGACGATGTGGGGCGTCACCCGCCGCGTGGCCTTGCAAGAAGGCTACAGCGGCGACATGCACTTTCTGCCGCGCGACACCGCCAAGGCGATTTACCGCAAGCGGTACTGGAACGCCGTGCAGGCCGACAGCCTCCCAGATGCCGTGCGCTATGACCTGTTCGACGCGGCGGTGAACTCCGGCGTCGCTCAGGCCGTGAAATGGCTGCAGCGCGCGCTGGACATAGGCGAGGACGGCGTGATGGGCCCACACACCATCGCTGCAGCGCAGAACGCCGATGGACTGCGCGTCGCCGTGCGGATGAACGCCGTGCGGCTGGACTTCATGACCAGCCTGCCCACCTGGGGCTCATTCGGTCGCGGCTGGGCCCGGCGCATCGCCGCGAATCTGGAAGCACTCACATGAACCTGTCACTCATCCCCTCCGCCTTCGACTGCCTGCGCCGCGGCCAAGCCGTCGCCGATGCAGTCAAGCACCGCAACGCCGCCGACCTCGGCAAGTTCCTGGGCCTCCTGATCGTGGCGCTCGTCCAACTCGTGCAGGGCACCTCCTATGCGCAGTACGTCTCTTTCGTCACGCCGGAGATGGCAACGAACTTTGGCCTGTTCGTGGCTGGCGCTTGCGTCGCTTGGGGCCGCTGGGCAACCACCCCCGACAATGGAATCCTTCCCGCCAAGCGCGTGGACGGCGCCAGCGTGGCTCGAAGCACTGGGGACGCACCTGCGCGCGAGCAAGGACCACTGGCTGCACCGCCTGGAAGCCAGCCAGCCGACCCCGGCGCGGCCGATCCGCTGCGGGCTGGACCTGCCGCAGTTTCGGGTCCCACCGGAATCTATATGCCCTGACCGCTTCCGGTGCGCCGCCGTGACGCTCTCGATTTCTTGCAAGAACCTCTAAGCGAAAGGAACACCCGACATGAGTCTCGCCGCAATTCTTGCCGCCGCGCAGGCGGCCTCCGACGCCGTGCAGATCGCCAAGGCGTTCGCTCCAATGGTGGGCCCGCTGTACGACACCGTGGCCGCCGCCATGCCCGCCGGCAGCACAGGCGCGCAAAAGCTCGCAGCCTTCAAGGACGGCTTCATCAAGGCTGTGGAGGCCGAGCAGTCCGTGGAGGCGACCGTGCAGGCCGCGTGGCCCATCGTGAACGCGATGGTCAACAACTACCACGCGATCAAACAGGCGCAGGACGCCAAGCCCACTGCCCCCGCGGCCTGATGCCATGAGCCGCTTCCTCACGCCCCTGCAGGTGCAGGAGGTCGACGAGTTCGCCAATCAGTGGAAGCTCCTCGCGCCCCTGCGCTATCAGAGCGATCTGCTCGGGCGCGTGGTGGAAGTGCCGGCAGGCTTCGTGAGCGACTTTGCCTCGGTTCCGCGAGTGCTCGGGGTCTATGACCTCGAAGGCGGCAAATGCAATTCAGCCGCCGTCGTCCATGATCTCCTGTACACCCGGGGCTCGGTTGGCGAGATGAGCATCGACCGTGCCACGGCCGATGCCGTACTCCGTGAGGCAATCCTCGCGAGCGGCTACGGCCGCATCACGGCCGCCCTGTTCTATGCAGCAGTTCGCGCATTCGGCGAAAGCCACTGGAACCTGCCCAACGTGGAGCAGGCGCCGGACGTGGAGGACGCTCTCGAGAGCGCGACGGCATGAGACGCAAGCCGCCCGCCAATCCGGTCAAGCAGTCCGACGCCGATGCCTTTTCACTGTTTGTCCACAAGTGGCGCGACCGCCTGAACCTGAACGACTGGCGCATTGAAAAGGCATCCAAGCCCGCAGGCAAGGCGAACATGGCCGAGGTCTATTCGATCTCGCTGCCAGACCGGCTTGCGGTCTACCGCATCGGAACGGACTTCGGCAGCAAGCCAGTCACGGCGCAGAGCGTGGAGGAGATCGCCTGCCATGAAGTCCTGCATGTTTTCGTGTTCGAACTGAAGGAACTCATTCAAACAGGCGCAAGCGAGGAGGTCATCATGGCGGCAGAACATCGGATCGTGAACACGCTCGTGGGCCTGTTGGT